TTTAGAAATAGTGAACGATATACTCAAAAACTATGAGAGATTTAATATTTATAATAAGAAGCAACTTTATGTGTATATTAGAGAGGCTACGGATTTACCAAGCAGAAAAATAACGAAATCTTTAAAAAAGATAAAAATTACTTATGGTGATGTAAGAGATAGTTTTATAGGTTAGTATGGATGAGAAAGAGTTAAAGGAGATTGCCGAAAGGTATGTTGAATTATTATCTTCTTATAATACCTATATGGAGGCGTTAGAAAAAGTTATTCAAAAAGTAATTGAAACGCGAAAAGAGCTGGTTTTTTTAGAGGGTGAAATAGAAAAAGCAGGCGGAAAAATAAAAAATGTGGAGTGAATCATGAAAGTTGGTGGAGAGCCATTACAACAAGAATTTAATAGAGGATATGATTATATTCTTAACACATACGGATCTGCTGAAAATATTATGCCTGGTAAAAATACTTGGTTATTATTAAGTAAAGGTATTGTTATAGATATTGATTTTAATATTTCAAAAAATTATAAAAATGCAGAAGGGCAACCTCCATTTAGTATATATGCTAAGATTATAGGAGAAGATTTAGATGTAGATGAGCCAGATTTGGAAGTAGAAAAGATATATTATTCACCATTATTACCCATTCATAATATATGCGTTCCTGAAATTGGAGAAGAGATTATTATTATGAGAGAAAGTAATATGCCTGGTTCTAAAGGATATTACTTTGGTCGGGTTTGCAATACTTCTTCTTTAAACTATTATGCTGCTCGAAAATATATGGACAATATTGATACACCCCCTGTGTCACCCGAATTTAAATATGGTTTTTCTTTTGATGTAGATAGATTAAGAGAAGATAGAATAAATGAAATGCCGAGCGATGAGATTCAATCTATTTCTATACCGGTTACTTTTGGAGATGTAGTGCAACAAGGCCGCAGCCAAAGTTACATAAGACATTCATTTAATAAAAATAACAAGAAGGGAGTGCTTGAGCAAGGTTTAAGGCTTCAAGAACAACATATTGGCAGTAATATAAATAATAGTATTTTTTCTGGAGGTGTTGGTGGCTTTGTTAGTTATGACCCTAGTATTGGACGCACTGCTACTAAAACTATTCATTTTGTTGATACTTCTATAAAAAGATTGGGGGATTATGGTTTAGCTTCTACTTTATTGGAACAACCATCGCAGGGGGAATTGAATGTCCCACCCGATAAATCTTTTATTGTTAATATGGCGGATGAAATATATAATATATCTACTAAACAACTTGATCAAAATTTATATCGTCAAGTATTAGGAGAAAAATTAATTGCTCATCAACAAGAAACTAATATTTTAATGCGAAGTATGTTAAATGGCTTAACAGGGTTAGCTCAAACTACACAAGTTTTATTAGATGCTTTTATGGATCATACTCATGCATTGCCTAAAATAGATTTGAATTTAGAAAAAACTATCACTGCAAACGATAGGTATGTTATTCCGGCAAGATATAGTCAACAAAAGGATCAGATTATTAATGTGCCTAATAAAAGCGTAAGAATTAGAGTAGGGACTAAAAAGGGTGGGTATCGTAACTTGGAAGATGTACCTGTGTATAGCACTGTTACAGTTCCTGGTTTTACTAAAACTATAAAAATGCCGCCGAAGTTGGTGAGCCGGGCGCGCACACGGGTGCGTAGTAGAAAACAGAAAATTAATTTTGAAGCTATTATTGGCGGTCAAGAAAATCCTAGATTTACTGCTCCAGTAGAAACCGATAGCGGCGATGTAGAAAATCCAGCACCATTAGGTTTAAAAACAGAACAGGTAAATACGGATACTGAAAATTTAATAGAGTTATTTAACAATCAGAAAAACCAGTTAAATGTGATATTTAATAAAGCTACAGACTTCTTAAGTAGAAATCAATTTATTAATTAGAGATTAAAATGTTAGCACCAACAACACAAAATACTATAGATCCTTTTTATCCAGATGGATATATTTCTTCGGAACAAGATAGATCTAGAATAGTAGCTCAAAAGGAAAAATATGCGGCATCAGTAGGATCTATTAATTTTAAATTTCCTTTGAAATCTGCTAATAGGGGATTTTTTCAAGGCAATCAAACTACTATATTAGCTGTTAGAGAAGATATAAAAACTCTTTTAATGACCGTTAAGGGTGAAAGGGTGATGAATAAAAATATGGGCACAGATCTTCCGATATTAGCTGGCCAATTATTTGAACCTGTTCGTCAAACTGAATTGTTGGAAGAAATTAGATTAGAAATAACTAACGCTATTGAAACTTATTTATCTTTCATAAGTTTACAAAATATAGATCTTCTAACAAGTGAACAAGACCCTAGTTTAACGGTTAATCAAATAAGAATTTCACTAGCTTACATTATAAAAGACCAGCAAGCTATGGCTGATAGAGTGACATTTACAGTAACTTCTGCGTAGAGAATAGATATGCCAATACAAAGTTTAAATAGAGATGTTAATTATTTATCTAAAGATTTTGATTCAATTAAAGCTGATTTAATTGATTATGTTAAAAGACATTTTCCAAATGAGTGGCGTGATTTTAATGATGCTTCTGGTGGAATGGCTATTTTAGACATGATGGCTTATATTGGAGATGTGTTATGTTTTAATATTGATCGACAAGTAAATGAAGCTTATATTAATCGAGCTATAGAAGTTAAAAATATAGTATCCTTAGCGGAAAATTTTGGATATCAACCAAGAAATAATACTCCCGCAATAGTTAACTTATCCGTAAGTGCTAACTTTACTACAGCTACTTCGGGTTCCGAGCTTTGTAAACTTAAAAAAGGTGCTAAAGTTTTTACTAACTACGAGCCTGTTGTTCCTTTTGAAATTTTGACAGATGTTGATTTCTCTCAACCTGTAAATAGAGTCGTTAATGCAGATAATGGAGGTACTACTACGGTATCTATATCCAGTGTATCGGCTGCGGCTGGAGTAACTAAAACTTTTTCTTATAAAGTTAATGACGCAATTAAATTTTTAAAAATAACTTTACCAGATAGAAATGTTAGTGAAGTAGTTTCAGTGTCAGCGGCTGATGGATCACAATATCACCAAGTTAATTCACTGGCTGAGGATACAATTTTTGTAGGTGAAATTAACGGAGATGCAACATCTTCTGCAGATAGCGCTTATATTTTAAAACTTAAAAGGGTTCCTAAAAGATACACAGTTGAACTAGAACCAAACGGTTTAATGTCAGTTAGGTTTGGGTCCGGAATTTTAAATGAAACCGACAGCGAAATTATTCCTAATCCTAATGATTTTGTTTTACCCCCTACATTAAGAGGCTCTCCTTCTGGTTTTTCAGCTTCTACAATACAATCTACTAATTTTTTGAAAACTAATTCTTTAGGTGTGGCACCACGAAATACAACTCTTGTTGTTACTTATAGACAAGGTGGTGGAGTAAACGGAAATGTTGGCCCAGGCGCTCTTACAAGATTTGTTGAAAAAGAACTACAATTTATTACTCCTAATTTTGCTAATGATAATGCGGATAAATCTCGTACTATATTTGATAGTATTGCGTGTAGTAATGCTGATCAAGCTACGGGTGGAGAAGAAGGCGAGAGTATTTCTTCTATAAAAATTAATGCGGTTAATAATATGTCTTCTCAAATGCGTTGTGTTACATTACAAGATTATCAAGTTAGAATAATGTCAATGCCATCACAATTCGGTAGTATATTCAGAAGTTTTTCGAGAAAAGATCCTACGAATAATTTAGGAGTAGAATTATTTCTAGTTACAAGAAATTCAGTCGGGCATTTAAACAATCCTAATGATGTTATTAAGAATAATGTGGAAAAATATATACGCCAATTTAAATCATTTTCCGACACTGTAAAATTTACTGCAGGTCGTATAATTAATATAGCTGTAGAATTTACTATAGTACCAGCTCCAACTGCAAATTTTACTGAAGCTTTGATGGATAGTATATTATTACTCCAACGACAATTTGATACTGCTAGAACTAATTTTAATGATACTATAGTAATATCTGAAATAATATCATTAATTCAGGCGCAAAAAACTGTTTTATCAGTACCAGATTTTAAAATTATAAATAGAATAGGTACATTAGAAGGCCGTAGTTATTCTAGTGCATCATATAATATAAACGCTAATACATCATCTGGTATATTGAGCTTTGGGCCAAAAGATGTTTGGGAATTAAAGTATCCTAATTATGACATTATCGGTAGATCCGGAGCTGTGTCACTGGGTTCGATGGCTGGAACTGGATATTCAAGCGGATATTAATGAGAGAATAAAATGAGCTACGCACGAGCATTTTCACAAAAAGATAATTGGATTACAGAATATTCTACAACTGCTAACTTTGGGTTGTCACCAGTGTTAGAAGTTTGGAATAAAATTAACGATAGGCGTGATGATAGAAAAGAATGGGCTAGAATGCTGGTAAAGTTTAGCCTTACTTCTTTAAGTGCAGGTATTGTTAGTACTGGAAAGTATCCGGATCCTAGAACCGACACTACTGTCTCAGCTTATCTTTATATGTTTAATACACCATCTACAGATACTATTCCTGAAAATTTTGATATATGGGGATTTCCACTTACATCACATTGGCAAGAAGGCCGCGGATTAGATAATGATAACTTTAGTAATACCGGTTTTTGTAATGCGTTATCGGCTACAAATGCATTAGCATGGAATACAGGTAGTAATGCTGGCCAGACCGGTGCTAATAATTATTTGGGATACGCTACTGCTGTTTATGATTCTAATTCTGCCTCAATGAATTTTCCAAATGGTGAAGAGAACCTTAAATTAGATGTTACAGATTATTTTAAGGCTTTCCTTAATTATGCGACAGGAACTAGCATTGCTAATGGCGGGTCTGCAGATCATGGTTTTCTTCTCAGGATGGGTAATGGTCAAGAATGTAAAGACGCTACAGAAGCAACAGCTGCTGGAGTAAATACTTCGGTCTCGGCCGAAAATTTTTATTCTAAGAAATTTTATAGTAGAGAAACAAATACTCAAAAAGCACCTTATATGCAGCTGGAATGGCCGGGGGCTATTAAGGATGATAGAAAGAATATAAAATTTTCTAAGTCTGGCCTTCTATATTATTATAGTGTAGTGGATGGTGCCTTAACTGATTTAAATGGAACTGGGCCGTTTCCTGGTCATGTTACTTTAAGTGCAGATGGCAATGCAACTGTAGCAGGTAGCACAGGAATTTATTTAGGAATTGCAGTAACTGCCGGCCGCTCGTCAAAAGGTATATATAAAATAAATGTTGGTGACGCAGGAACTGAAACTGCCGCGGCAGGATTAACAGGCATAAACCTTGGTGTCTCTAGTGCCACTTCTTTTACAGATAGTTGGACAGTTACAACAGCGGGTGAATATAGAACTGATTCTTTTAGTTTTAGTTGTATATTACCTACATCTGGACATAGTAGCTATACAACAGCCAATTATCAAATTACACTTAGCAATCTCGTTCCTAAATTTCAGCCCGGGACCACTCAAAGAATACGTGTTAATGTAAAAGATAGAACAACTTCGTTAAAAAGTGTTACTGGAACTACTACTGCAATGAATAATTATGTAGTTAAGTCAGGGAAAATTCAAATTAGAGAAAAATATACAGACGATATTGAAGTAAATGATTTTGATATATCTTATGATTCTGAAGGTAACTTCTTTGATTTGGATACTAATCTTTTATATCCTGGTATTCCTTATAAAGTTTATATGCAGCTAGATGTTCGGGGC